CGTTAGTCATCTTATCCTCATCGCAGGTATCACCCCAATCGCACTGGACATACCTAGCAATAGAATCATTGACAAAGTTATCAAAGTCTTTGTTCTCTCGTCTAAGTGCCACCTCTCTAGTCATAACAAGAAAACCCAATTCAAATTTTGCGTCCATAATATAAATCCTCCTTAAAATGTGTAAAAAAAGAAAGAGCCCTTGTTAGGACTCTGTCTCGTCAGTGTTATTATTTAATTAGCCTTCAATCTTTTTGTTATAGCTATCATAAGTCCTACGGAATACCCAGCAATACCAACAATCGCTAATTTGACGCCCTGTTTCATAAATATCACACTCCTTTCATAATAGTACTTGTAAATTACACGACCATTATTCTTTCTCTTCAAAACATATCGGTTTGTGTGAGTACTCGTTAAATGGCGCATCTAAGCAAGCATTACAAGGGTCTTTAATATCATCCAAATCCTTGTACTTACACAGCTCACAATATTTATCAAAACGAACTTCTCTATCTTGTTTACTTATCATTCCTGTCTCCTTCTAGCATCAATCATTATTCGGTCAATCTCATCATTACTCTTAGCTTGTTTAATGGCATCCACAACGTCATAACCGTATCCCAAATCTTTAGCTACGGCTTTACATCGTTTTTTACATTGTGACAATGATTCTGCTTTAGGTATTGGATTGTCAGCCCCGCATGAACCCATATTTTTCACCTCCAAAAAAAAATATAAGAGGCTTAGTCTATATGACCAAACCTCTTAAATATGTTACTTAAAACAACGGCTTAATATTATCCGTCTGTACTGTTTTATAACCTCCTCACATGCCTCATCAACAGAAAAGCCTTTAACGATTAATTCTGAAAAAGGATTGCCAATTTGTATATGTGTTATTGTATTAAGTTCTCGCTGAACAATATCAATCCATAAACAATCGTCATTTTCAACCCTTACCCAGAGTCCGCCTTTTACTTTTTCTTTTAATTTCTCATGTAACGCCTTACAAAATATAATTTCATACTCGCACATATAAATCACTCCTTTGTTTTATTTTCATTAAAGGAGTCGTTCTCATCGCGAATGCCATCATCTGGTTCGTTAACTGCAAATATAATATTGAGTACTGTTCCAACCACCAAGACCACAATTATTCCAAATAGTATCAATATCATCTCACCTACCTATCCCATTTAGTAAACTTCCGTTCATTAAATTTTTTCTTTTCATTAAGTGCCTTAGTTATGGCTAAATCAATACCAGCTCGGCTTTTCAAATGATAATAATATAGATTAATAAATGGTGTATTCATTCGGTCTATTCGACCGCACGCTTGTTCCATAACTTTATAGCTGTAATTTTGCGAGTAAAATATAATTGTGTCAGTAGTAATACAATTCCAGCCTTCACAACCAGCCGTATACTGTACCAAATATATCCATCTCTTTGAAGTTGGAACTGGCTGATGAGCATGTCCGCTCCATTCAGTAACCTCATAAATGTCGTCATAATTATCAAATGTTTCATTCAAATCAGCCATAGTATGAAGTAATATATCCCGTTCGTAATCAAAATTGTAGAATATAATTGCCTTATCAGTTTTATCCAGTAATTCAAGTAGAGCTACAACTCTTGATTCGTCTTCGTTAACCAGCCGCCTCAGAACATAGCAAAGCCCCGCCGCTTGCTCAATGGGTTCTTTTTTATATGGGTCCCATCTTGTTTTCAGTATCTCTTTATACTTAGATATATCATACGAGACATGAATGTCTTGATGGTGCGGTACGGTACTTCTCTCGAAATCCATATCTATAAGAATTCTGTCTCTTAGCCTAATCAATCTATTCATATCGATGTATCTGTCAACTTGAGGCCATTTGGTATACCTTGAATATATGATGTGTCGCTCTCTAAACTCCGTTACATTCTTGTAGAACCTATTGGCTATAAACACTGGAATATAATCGCTCCATGTATCTCCTGGAGTTGCCGACAATATAATCCAATCATTATGTTTAGATATCTTTAAGAATGCCTTAACCCATACTCCAGAACCAGTAACCTTGTCCTCGTCAAATATAAAGAAAGCATCTGCTGTATCAGCATACTTCTTTATATTATTCCATGAGTCAACCACAATCTTATTAGAATATAACTTATTATTTTTAGGATTACTGGACATACAAAAGTTGGCAAGTTCGCCCTCCCACTCTAATGAATCTCTTTTCTTAGCCGTGGTTATGATATATAAGTCTTTTGGATGCTTCATATAAACTGTCTCATTATTATCTAAACATCCGCCCTGCTCTTTGAAGTAGTAATATAATCCAGTTCGTGATTTTCCAGATCCAGTACCACCATTTAAGATACAACCAGTACTCATTTTTTTTACAGCGTCCATTTGATAATCTCTTAAAAATGAATTAGCCATTAGCATCATCCTTTTTTACAACGGTGGTCAGCTTCTTATATAGCTCTTCAGCTTCCTTACCTTCAAAAGCATTTATTATAACGGGTGTTTCATTCATTCTTTTTCTTCCAACAACCATAACAGGAGGTGAAAACGGGTCTTTGCGACTATAACCGATAATCAGTCCATCATCTAATCTCTGAACCTTTAACTTATTACTCATCTGCTTCCTCCAATCCATATATTGTATGTGCTGTTTTTATAACATTCACATATAATATCTTCACGTTTTCAAAGTTATTCTCAGCAACGAAGTTGTTAAACAGTGTATTTAACTCACCGATATTTGGATAAGAAATATCAAACTGTGTCTCGTCTTCATCATCATTATGAGAAAATCCAACATTTACAGTTGCATAAGAATCGACCTTATCTACATATAAATTCCATGTTCCACCTTTAACAAAATAATTCGTAATCATACTCAAAATCTCCTTTAAAAAAGAGCCTCAGCATAAACTAAGGCTCTGTAAAATATTATTCATCTTCTTCAGCTTCGTCTTCTCTTTCATACTCAGCAGCGAATCTATCTAAATCCTGGATTACTTCCATGGATGCAAGATATGCAGCTCTGAACGGCTTACCATTAACTACATCATCATATGGTCTTATATCCATTCTCACAGAAGCTATATTTATATCATCAAGATATCCAACATTATCTTCTGTAAGAAGCTTACGGTGTCCACCAGTAACCAAATAGATGTTAGGTCCTTTTCTTGAAAACTTTACCTTAACTTTCATATGCATACGAGGTGTATCTTCTGGGTCAAGCGAATCCTTAACTTTAATATTCCAACCTACTCCGTATGAATTTGTATCGTTGGTCAGCATATCTGCAAGTTCCTGATCAGGTATAACCAAACTAAAGTTTCTGTCTCCGGCATTATTGTACTTAGATGCCTCGCCTCTAAAGTTTCTAAATATGATTCTTGCGTCGTCAATCTGTAAGTTTCCGTTTTTTAAAATCTTTAATTCCATAGTCTAAATCTCCTTAAAATATAATTAATAAAAATAAAAGACCCAATGCATTTTGCACTGAGCCTTTTTAAATTACATATGAAATCCCATTTTAATATCATTAGGATTTTCTGTTGCTGTTTTATTATAAGCAATATTAGCTGAATCACAGAACTTCTTAGCTGTTTTATTACCATTATTAGCTAATGTAGTAAAACTTGGTTCTATTACTAACTTATTGATTATACTGTTAGCAAATAACGCAATGTTTTTACCTATGTAGTAGCCAACAGTTGCTTTAAATACAACTTTTCCAATCTGTTTGCTATTCAATGTTAACATGTTCATAATATAAATCCTCCTTAGATTTGATATGTTTATCCATAACATGCCATGTTTTTCAAACGAACATCAATTAAATGGCATCCCTTCGTCTTCGTCAGCATCTTCTGGTATATTCATAAACCCTGGAGTCACTTTACAAATATAAGGGTCGTCCGAAACGAACCATTCAAAATCTCCATACTTTGATATTGTATCGACTGCATCATCTATTAATCGCTGATAGAATGAACGGTCAATGTCATCATACATGTTAGCCGCTTTCACCGATTCCGATTCAAGCCATCTAAAACCTGTCGAGCCAGATGCTGCATAATTCTTACCATCGTTAACACGATATAATACTCCGCCGCCGCACCCTCTTTTTATAGGAGTAAACTGTCCAACTCGTCCAACAAAATGCAAGTCATGACCAGCTTTTATTTTCTCTACAAGTTCTGTGGCCTGTGGCTCAAAAGTCGTATCCGATATCTTTCCCTTCTTGTATGAAGCTTCAAGCTTATCCAACTCCTTTTCTAAACCACTTACATCTGTCAATCCTTCATTCATATCCAAATATAAGTCACCCTTAGATACCGAGAATGTCTCACACATATCTACAAATTCGATTTTCTCATGTGAAAATAGTGTCTTGAACAAATATGGAACCGCAAACTGTGTTCCAGTAGCAGTCCACTGATTACCGTGTTCTTCGTTATCACCCGGGATATAACCATACATCTTTTTACAGTCGTCTGCGTCCTTATACTTAGCAATATAAACGGCATCGTTAACAAGACACATTCTGTCATATGTAGCCTCATGCTCGAATGTATATCCATATCGTTCACCAAAGTCCATAACAAACTTAATGATCTCTGGCGTAGCATCTGGAATCTTAATTGAATCCGTCTTAATATGCGCAACTTGGAATCCTCGTTTCAGAACCTCGTTCTTAAGGTCAATCATGAACAGAGCTCCTCGCTTGGCAACAATATTATCCTTATTACGGATATCTCTGAATGGATTATCAAAGTTAGCTGAAGTAAGACCATAAACCGAGTTGATGGCTGTCTTAAGTGCATTAGCTAGCTGTTTAGCAGACATCTCACCATCAATGACCTTCTGAATATACGGTGTAAGTTTACCGTCAAGCATGTGATTAACTTCATCCCATGCCTTATGTTTAATACTAACTCGACCCTCAACAATATCCTGAAATGCCTTTGTATATCTAACACCAAATAAACATTCAGCAATAACACTGTGTGGATGCATACTGGCAATATCTAACAACGCTACATTACCATATATTCCGGGAACTCCCTGAGCAAATCCGCCTTCACCAACATCTTCTCCACGATAAGTTGATTTACCATTTTCAAATTTATAGCCAGGAAAATATGGTAATAAACTTCCAGCATCGCCATGAGTTTTTTCCATCATCTTAGGACAAGACCTAGCTAAGAATTGATATGTCTCCTCATCAATATCTTCTGGTGGAACTGGCTTTGATAAATCTCGATAATGAAATTCATTCTGAGGTTTTTTATTATTACCAAATATGATTCTTGTTGTTAGAGTGTTTGTCGTATCATTAACTGTCATATCTGCTAAATCGGCCAGAATCTGTCTTGCTGTCCAGTCTGCCGATAAATAATTAAAGGCCGCCTCAGTAGCGATAACATCATTATCACAATACTCAGCGACCTTCACCCATAATTCTTTAGGAACTGGCTTATCCCATGGTAAACCTAATTCCTGATGGTGTATTCCCATTTCAATTTCAAGTTTCTTTAAACTCTTTTTATTTCCAGCTGATGCAAAATCATATACATCGGTATAACTTAAATTATATGCTGCACCAAAGAACGCGTTTCTATCACCAGATATAATTCTCTGCGATAAATCGTATAATTGCTCATTTGTATAACCCATCATTCGTGCATATATCAAATGATTATCATACCTTCTACAATTGAATCCGACCAGTTTGAATCTGGTTAATTCTTCAATATCTGATGGACTAGGATTAATCATTCGTATAACTGATCGTCCTTCTCCCTGTATTTTCCAATTAACAAGAAACAAATTAGGGAATACTTCAATATCATAAAAAATAAGTTCATCTGAATCTGCATCATTTGAACTGTCCATATCTTCTGATTTCCATTTAATCTGGTCAACCAGTTTCAAACAATAATCTGAATGATTTGAACTCTGTGCCGCAAATCCAATTATTGCATTTTTCATATCAGACACATCATATTTAAGTCCGCTAGAATATGCGTCATCCAGAATCTTTACTATAAAATCCATACTAGGCTTTGTGCCTGGATGAATCTCTTTGAGCAAGTTACGCTTTATTAACTCTCGTAAACTTCGCTCAGATTTAATCACCTCTCCACTTACCATTTTCTTTTCCTCCTTTAAAGGTAAACCAGAACTGATAGTTGCAATTGGTAAGTTATTACATTTAGTCAGTTTCCTTCGCAATGAAGATTTTCCAGTAAATACCTTAATTTCTATTTCATCTGCAAATATTCGACTAAGCTTAGTAACATCTCCAGTATAAATATAATGAAGATGTATCCCAGCGCCTCCTTTACTGATTTCAGCGTATGTAGGAGGCCATTTACTAGCCTCTGCCAAATTCTTTTCAAATGATTTTTCTCCTTTCTCATCCTTGATATCAAAATCAATAACTATGTGATTTTCAGGAACCTTGACATAATGAAGTCTTGATTCGTCAATATCACTGAGTTTTGTTGTGACTTTATCCCATGGCATGGTTGGAGTCTCATTGTCTGTGGCATATTGAGCTGGACACCTACAGCATTCTTTGCTGAAAGTTGTGTTGCCTGTAGATTCTTCAATGACGAGCCATGATTCTGAATTGACATTCTCATTTTTACCCTCCGACTTTTTTTCAGATTCAAATATCTCTTTCTTAAACTTTCTATAGATATTTTTTATACGACCTTTACTGTCTGGTTCTTCTTCGTATTCCTTGAAATAATTCTTCAACTCTTCTTTAAATATTCTTTGTGAATCTGGGTAAGGTACTTTTGCATCATCACAATATATCTTGTACATTTCCCAAGAAGCTTTCAAAGTTGTCTCATCATCCCTAGAAAATACAAAATATGAATCCATAACAAAGTTATAAAAGTCATTTGACGCTCCCATCATATCAATTGGGATATAGCTGTCATAAGCATCTGGTTCTTCTTCATAAACGGTTTTGCAATGATAAGCTATAGCGCCTAATTCAAAACCAACCTGTTTAACAACCTGTTTATATTCTCTACTATTCAATTTATTCCCTGATGGAGTTACATCGATAAGTCTTCGAATAAGACCAGATTTGCCATCCGTAATCTTTACAGGTTTATTTGTACCCATAAATAAGAAAGCATTAAATCTATTAGAATATGTTGACTTGAACTTTTCATTTACAGTCATAAGCTCGTGAGATACAAGACTATTTAACCTAGTGTTATCCTCAATATGAGATAAATCACCATCATGTTGGATAGCCACCAAAGGATTTGTCTTGAATGCCTCCAAAGCAAATACATTGCTAGATGAGCCTAATGCTTTAGCATCAAAGACCGAATAATATCCTTTAAATAATTCCTGTATAACATTAAGAATTGTTGATTTACCCGTTCCAGCAGCGCCATAGAATACCATAAATTTCTGAATCCATTTAGAGTCGCCAGTTATTACGGCTCCTATAGCCCATTCAATCTTATGTCTTTCTTCTGGAGAATATAAAGTTGAAATGAGCTTATCCCATGCTGATGTGTTGCCTTTTTCCAAAGGATACTCCAATCGCTTACTTGCGTAATCCTTCTTAGTTGTCTTAGTGTTTGCAAATATAAGTGTTTCATCTAATGGATGAAAATTATCTCTCATCTGCTTTTGGCAATATTTATGCCAAGAATCTATCACGCCAGTTTCGCTGTCCCACATATGAAGAATATAAACACTTTCGCCCATTGAATGTTGCTTATACTCATCAGCAAATTTATCCAGTTCATGGTCTATCATTTGAATTACATCCTGTTCATCTGTAGACCACAAACCAGACTCTTCAATCCAGACTGCATAAAAATCTCCACCTCGTATCATGAGGTCTGTGCTTCTGTTATTAATAATGAATCGAGGATATATCTCTGTAACGCCCTGCTTTTTGCTGCGAGCAGATATTTTTAAAAAATCAAGCATTACATTTCAAGTCCTCCTTTCTAAGATATACCGTCAAGATACCAACACATCTGGTCCCATATCTCAACCATTGCTAAATCACATTTACAATCCCTGATATAAAACAATCCACCTTTACCGTTTGGTGAGTATTCCCTATCAATGAATCTATCAATGACATCATTTACATATCGCTTGTCAAAGTTATTATTATACATGCCGCCAAGTTCCATGTTGTTTATCATTTCCCAAAACCACTGCGCAGTTCTATCCCCAACTTTGGGGTTGTCCATAATACTTACTTCACATCGGATTGCAAGTGCAATCATCATCTCCAATACAGTACATGGTCCTGTTATATATGGTAAGAAATAATCCTCTTCAAATCCCATGAATGTTGCAAATCTACGACGAAGCATAAGACCATCAGACGCACGATTAGCATCATTACGCATCTTCCATCTAAAGTCCGTTTTATGCAATGCATGTAATAACTCAGAGTATGAAACATCCTTGGAAAATCTACCTTTGCAAACCTTATCGCTCAGCCATGCAAAGTATTCGTCATTTATTTCATCTATATTCATCAATTGTTCCTCTCATCTGGATATAAATCATAATATTCTTCTGTATTTCGAAGAATTTCATAATCAACTTTTTTACTATCATCTCTGACATATACAGTGTCTTCCTCGTACTCGCCGAAATGATCTAAAGATTCAAGACCAACCATATCATCAATATCGTCAATCTTATTATCGTAGATATCTGTAAGAACACCATCTGCATAATAATTAAGAGTTGTTGGCTCGTATTCAGAGCAATCGTATTCATCTGGTGTGATTACATATGGTCCAGTGTTATTCATACTTTCATCTTCCTCCTTTTCTTCGCTCTTGTTATAAGCCACATACTCCTGTGTTTTTATTATATTTTTAGCGTTTTTTTTTACACCTTCGATGCCTTCTACGCTAGTCAGTTCACTGTTTTCAGAACCGCCTTCTTCGATAATATCTTCGTATGGACCCAAATCAAATTTATACTTTACAACTTCCCAGGTGACTACAGAACCTGCTGCGGCACCAAGAATAAATGAAAATATCATATCAATCTTATTCATAGTAAATTCTCCTTATTTTGAAAAATAATGATTTCCTTCACAAAACAGAGGCGTACCATATTCACTGTAATGCCCTGCTGTGAAATATAAAACTTCGTCATTTGTTCGATTAAGTAACTCATCAATCACTAGCTGGTAAATATCTTCCTTAACATAACATCTGTTTATTCGTCCGTTATGCACCGAAGAAAACTGACCTGGAGCGTATATAACCTCACTTAACGAGTTGTCAAAACGCTCGCAATCAATACGATTCAGAATAGTATCAATAACCAATCTTTGACCGTATTCGCTTTCGCCTTCCGCTTCTGCCATAGTAACTAATGTTAACAATTCAATCTCGTCATCTGACATTACGAAGGTCTGCTCAATCACAGACTCTTCTATTTCTGCTATTTCAATGGTTTCATCTTCAATTAATTCATCAAAATATAAATCTTCTTCAGCAGTATCGTCGACTTTATACTGCATTGGAACAACAATTTCACTTGAAACACTTGCTTTGAATATTTTGTTCGTAACTGGCTTCTTCATATGAATAGGAATTAATGAAGATACACCAATTACAAATACCATTCCGATAGCAGCTAGTTGGTTCTTAATTTGCATAATACTCCCTTCGTAAAAATACCCTTGGCTCGATTAGTAACCGAATAACCAAGGGTAATCAAACATATCTCGGTATACATTACCCGAGCCGATGCTATCTAATCCTGGAACCAAAATATTCCATAATATTTCCGTCGCAATTATAATCAATTATGATGCTTCGCTCATATCCATTAACAAAATCTGTGGCTCTAGGGTTGTCTAAATTGTACAATCCAAAGTCAATGCAATTGTCCCCTATAGGATTCTTCTTATCATAAATCCAACCTGCAATCTGTCCAGCAGCTGTTAACGGAAATCCAAGTGCGGCATTAACCTCGTTTACAAACATATATCCCTGAGCTTTGAATTTTTCATTCAAGTATCTCTGTTGTTTTGTAAGGAACAATTTATTAGCACCAGGTGTCTTACTCCAGTTAACATTAGACTCATCGAATATAACTGCAAAATCACCAAGAGTGTTAGGGTCAAACACTTCTATAGTCTTCTTAACTTTTTTCTCTTTTCCAGTCTTCTCATCGATAACAGATGTTTCAATTTCTTCCTGCTTTGTGTTGAATCTAAGCTGTTTGTCAACATCTTCTCCAAAACGCTCAACAACTCTCTGTCTGTATTCCTTAAGCGTCTTGTTAGTTGAAGCATAAGCAGCTGCAAGTGCAATATTTCTCTTCCTGAGAATATTGTTAGATGTAAGAATTGCTGTGAGTGATAATCCGCCTAATATAACTGATGGTGCATACAGCTTTACAATATCCATTACCATATGCGCTCTGATTATCACTTTATCCTTAGCAGCATCTTCTTCTGTATACTCTTCTGACCCCTCGGGTAACATATCAGGATTAGCTATAACCTCATCAGTCTTGATGATGTCGTCATTAGCCTTATTGATGATATCGCTTAGCTTTGTTGTTGCTCTGCAAGCCATCACACCACTTGCACCTACACCAATCACACCAGCACATATAAGAATCTCAGGACTATATTTCTTTACCTGAAATCCTACCTTATTCAACATTCTTGAAGCCTTGTTTGCTACATTATTAAAATTAAACATTATTTATCTCCTTTCGAACAATCAATATTAATATTAGATGAACTTATTCTCTCATTATCTGCAAACTGCATATTATTAGTGTTTTTAGCAGCCTGAATTTCTCCGCCCAATGCTGCATAACCACAAATATCAATCCAATTATCGTCTTTATAAACACCACTAGAATTCCTAGCGACCTTCATAAGAATCATCATATTTGCAACATCTTCAGATAATATCTCTGTGTTCAGATATGCGCTCCACATATCTGCAATTGTCTGAAAACTATCTTCAGCATTGCCATATGTTCCCTGACGCTCACCATTAATAATTGACTCTGCTTTGCTTAAAATTCCGTTTCTACTTATTGAATTACTACTATTCGTGTCATTTTCTTTAACGTATGCCATAATATAACCCCCTATAAAATCCACATAACCAGTTTATATGTAAGAGCCATAATAAGTACCATTACACATATTGTTATAACAGCTGCAAAAGCATATCCTAAATAATATCCTAATGATTTCTTCATAGTTCCTCCTATCTTAAAGGCTTAGCCTTTGGTAATCTGAGCATGTAATCGCCTCTGATACAAACAACCTCTGCTGAACTTAAATTAGTCCATCCATAATCATTGTCCGTGTAATTGTGACTCATGCCTACTGCATCATATAAATCCCCGACACTTACTGAATCATAGGTATCGAGAATATCAAGTAGAGTGTCTAAAACTTCTTTAGCATCTGACCGATTATCAAATATTAATTCTTTATAGTCATACGCGTATCTTGATTCTCGTCTCCGCTCTCTGTCGTCACGGTCTCTATCAGAATAACTTCTATAAGAGACATACGTTGCTCCATTAGAATACCTGTCTCTGTCGTCACGGTCTCTACTTGATCTCCGTGTGTCGCCATACAGAAGAATGTCAATACCATCTTTTACAATATCTGACATTAATTTCTTTACAGCTGGTATAAGCACACTTCCAAAAATATAAGACTGCATTCCACTAGCTTCTGGGGATATGATAGAATCTTTCATCTTCGCAATCTCAGATTTCTTCTTAGTTCTAACCCTACCACTGGTTACTTTGCTTACCTTTTTCTCTTCTGATAATTTAGCCTGCTGTTCAGCTTTATATCTGTGAGAGTTTGGTTTAATATCCATTTTTACTTCGCTCATTGAACGTCTCCTTTAATATGTTTCTAGCAATTTGCCAGGAAGAGAAATATTTGTTCCTGCAATCCTGTTATTCTGCTTTTTAAATTGATAAGCTAAATTGTTTCTTGCTTTTGCCTCGGAAGGAGCATATGTCTCTCCTTTCCAATTACTAGCAATACAAACATTAAACGACATAATTGGTCCGTTATAGACATATCTTGGCATATTAATATCTCCTTTCAGCCAAAAGAAAAAAGGAAGACACTCTGTTAAGAGCATCTCCCTCTCGGTTTAATAAATATTCAATTTTCTTCTACAGCTTCATCATTACGGTCATCATTATCAAGAACTGTGTAATCGCCATCCACATAATCATTCATAGCTTCCAAATCACTATGTCCAGATTTCTTTCCCAGAGCGTAACATAATATCATTCCTAAACCTGCACCAACTCCAATTCCTAGTTTCTTGCCGTTTTTCTTAATAAAATTACGTACTTTCTGTCCTTTACTCTCTGAAACTGCTGTGATTTCAGTAGCTTCTTCTGATACCTGTGTATCTTCCATTTCAATTACCTTCTTTTCTTCGTTTGACATAATATAAATCCTCCTAGAATATAATTAATTGGATATGTATTTATCCATTAAAGGTGTTGTTTTTAACGCGTTTTCTCATACTTGTAATGTGGTAATACCGCATACTCAAGTACCCAGCATAATTCACCATCATCTGTTGAACTTGGAACCTCAGTTACTGTAATTAAGCCGTCACTGTAAATATTCCAACCCATGTAATCTGACACATCCGTATGTTTTAATCCAATCTCATCATACCATTCTGACAAAGAGATACATTCTTCCATACCACCTGTAAGTCTATAATTGAGTCTATTAATAGCCGCCTTAACGTCTTCCAAATCCATTTCAAATGGGCGACCAGATATTGGTTCGATACATAAAGGCTTTCCCTTACGTACAAAAGATGGCTCAGTAGAATTAATTTTTTCTACTTTCTTAGCATCTACTTTCTTCTGAACCTCTCTCTCTTTCTCTTCACCGATGGTCTCAATCACTTTCTCTTTATAGTCACTGAGTGTATTAGCCGCCAACTGATATGCCGTAGCAAGAGCAGCATTTCTCTTTACATGAACTGTGCTTGCTCCAACTATGCAACCTATGGATAATGCTCCTGAAATCATCGCTGGAATATATGGTTTCCATGCAACTTTTACCGTGTCAAGGATACTAAGTCTATCAATCAACCCGACAGTATCTTTCCCAGATTCTTTTGCTTCTTCTTTTATTTCATGATTTCTTCTTTTTTTTTCAGCCTCTATTAATCTTAAAGATTTTGGTGTGGCTTTAACTGCAAGAATCGTTGTTGTAATCATTCCTGCAATACCTACACCCACAGCAATTTCAGGACCATATTTTGATACCTGTTTTGCTATTGGTCTGAATATATTTCCAAAATTAGTTCTCATTCTTTTTCTCCTCTAACTTCTTATCAAACATGCCGACATACCTGTCACCAAATATCTCTTTCTTATTTTCAAAACTCTTATTGACACCAATAGCTGATTCTATAGTGTTCTTTTCAGCGTCAAAGGTCAAAAATACAAACTCATTGGCTCTTAAATAATCCTTAACGATGTCCAATGCCTCATTAAATTCTTTCTGTGTTGGGTTTGTAATAATGTTGTTCATAGTAAATTCTCCTTTTTGATATTAAATATTTTAGTGTTACATAAAAAAGAAAAGAGGCGCCGTTAGGCAACCTCCTCGTCCTTAGATTCGAGCTTATCAATCTTTTCGCTAAGCTCATCGATTTTCTTACTTCTCTTACTGTCTACAACTGCTGTGATAAATGTCATAATTCCCATAGCAGCTGGTATTATAAGAGTTTTAAAATCAAACTTATCTTTCATGATTAATCCTCCTTTCCATAATAGGCTAAGTATTTGACACGACAATCAATAATAATCGTCGAAATTTACTCTTGGTTCAAATGGCATGTCAATTATGTAGCATCTCCTGCCATCTGGAAGGTCCTTTGGAACATGATTAAATTCAATCCAGAATTCACCTTCATCAGTTGGAGCCCATCCCATTTCATCTAATTCCGGTCGTTCTTCTATTCCAATAAAATCATAAAACTCATTAAGCAAAGCTGCACCAGCCAGAGCGAAGTTTCTATTCAAATGATATTCAGCGTTCATAACCTGTTCAACAGTAGCTTCAAAATACCTATCAGATATCGGTTCATAAAATAATACAGGCTTACCAACATTTTCATCTAAATATAATGCGCAAGATTTGCATCCTAAATAAGAACTTGAAATATATCTGTTCTCTGCTTTCTCAGCTGCAAGTTCAGTGATTATCTTTTCATGAGCATCCTGTCCGTATAATTCAATAAGTTTTCTCTGATAATCTTTGAATCTCTGGTCTAATAATCCATATGCACTTACTAAACTTGCCTGGCTCCTTTTATTTAATATATTTGCGCCAAATATACATAAAATAGTCGCTGAGCCTGTCACTATGGCTGGTAAATATGCAGGTAACATAGCGGTTGCCTTTTCTGCAAATGTAAGTTCCTCCCCTTTCTCGTCACTAGCTTCCTTAAGCAATCTTAAAGCTTTAGGTGTCTGTTTAGCTGTTGTTACAGCTGTTGCTACTACACCAGCCGCGCCAATAAATGTTAGTACAGTAGCAGTTTTGCATTTCCATCGATAATGTGACTTCATGCTATAAATCCTCCTTATTATAAAAATAAAAAAAGAGAATAGAATGGGACTCGAACCCATGGCCCACAGAATAAATCTGCTGCTCTACCACCTGAGCTACCTATTCTCTCATTAGATAAATTGTTTTTTACGCGGATAAAAAGAAAGAGCCCTTGTTAGGACTCAGTCTTCATGTTTTTCAACATATCCTCCAACAAATCTAATTTGTCATCAATTCTATCAAGCATTATTGCTTCGCTAATTAATACTGATTTTGATGCCTCTATCAATCGTAAAGAACCCTGAACAAGTAACAACGTATCAGAATCCAACTCCTGTATAGTATCCTTGTCTCCAAATTTCTTTGCAATTACCTCAGTAAGAACATCCGTCTCATTGCATAATCTTTTAACGCTTTCTTTCATAATACTCATAATATAAATCCTCCTTATTGATTTATTGTTTTTCTCATAAATGTATGTGTTTTTTACGCGTATAAAAAGAAAGAGCCCAAGTCCTAAGACTCAAGCCCTTCTTTTATCAATCCTTAGTAACAAGTTTTTTGATTAGCCATACCAAAAAACCAATACATACTATAACGTCCCCAAATATAAGTATAGCTGCACTGCCTATTGCACTTGCACTAAGCACTACAACCGTAGTTAGTATAAGAACGATAAGTATCAAAATAATTAATAGTATCATTTCAACCTCCTTATTACTTTCAGTCATTAAAGGGATTGTATATCGTGCGAAAAAGGAAAAGCCCTTGCGGGCTCAACCTTAAGCATTTGATGATGACCATTTCATATCATTCTTTGAAAATATTTCATTGATACCGTTAATTGTCCGTACTCTATCAGAAACCATGCTGTCACGACTATGAATTGTAACACCTATCTCAAATTTAAAATCTTCGATGGCATTAGCAGCCTTAATCATTTCATCAAATTTCTCCAAGAATTCGTCAATCTTCTGTGTTCTCTGTTCTTTTTTCATTTTGAAATCCTCCTTAATATTTCATCACTTTCTCATAAAAGAACATGTTTCTTACACGAAAAAGAAAGAGCCCAAGTCCTAAGACTCAAGCCCTTTGCTTTACTTTCTACATATCTTTGATTTAATTTTTTCTTTTACTGTCCTATAAGTATCAACAACTGGTTCTCTTAACTCTGGAGTAACTGCAATAGCTACACCAACTGCAACTGTCGGTATTACTATCTGAGTTGTCCATTGTCTAATCTCCCTAGCTGCTTCAATAGTCTTCCAAGTCATGTTAGTATCCTCCTTATATGTATCTCATTAAAGTACATGTAAATGACGCTAAATATCACGCTTATCAAAGCAAGTTTCCCAACGCTCTCTTGGAATCGGTTTCATTTTGAGTGCCCACATAAGCTGTCTTACAGTTATCGTTGGATATAATCCATCTGTACACTTCCCGGCACGAGCATCAAATAGATTTTTAAAACCAATATCCAAATATATCGGGTCAGTAAGCCAAGGGTCTATAGCTGTCCACCATGTATGTTTCGTTTCGGGATTATACCGCTGCTGTATAACTGCTAACCCTTTATCGTCAATCTTATATAATGTACATTCGTTATATACTGGATGATTACAGATATATTGTTTTCCGTATAACGAATAATATATATCTGGCTTATCAAAATGATATCTCATTAACTCACCACCTAAGTTAAAAGAAAGAGCCCTTGTTAGGACTCAGTCTCTGATTTTTTAATCACTTTTCGATTCTTACCAGAATGTATTCTGGATTATTCAAATAAGATTCAAGCTCATTAAACATCAAATAATCCAATCGCTTGGACCTAAACACGTAATTATCTGTACCGCTCCTTGTTTTAGACTCCACTAAAGTTAAGAAGTATATTTTATTATACTTGTTTATATCCAGTGATTGTATTGTTTCTAAATTTTTATCTAATTGAATAATTGTCATAAAATATCACTCTCCTTTCATAAAGGTATATGTTTTACGCACGAAAAAAGAAGACACTAAGTTTCCTTAGCGCCTCCTAAAATGTAACTACTTCCTAAAGTGAATCAATGATTTAACATAATCCCTTCCATAGGTTGACGAGAATATTCGTCCGTCCCCATCGAATTTGAATGCTTTAAGTGCAGCCCAAATACTTACAATAAGCTAAATCTTCGCCATCGTATGTATTGAACATTTTCTTGATA